TACCACAATCTTGATGCAGAGGTTGAGCTTACGCAGATTCTCTCTGAGCAAATTGCTCTTGAGATCGATCGTGAGATCCTCAATGACCTCGTGAAGGGTGCAACTGCTGGTACTTACTACTGGTCGCGCTCGCCTGGTCTTTTCGTTGATCGTTCCACAGGTCTTGAACTTGGTGCAACTTCGGCTGCTCCTGACTTCACTGGTACAGTTAGCGAATGGTATGAGACTCTCGTCGAGACCATTAATGATGTTTCGGCTCAGATCCACAGAAAGACTCTTCGCGGTGGAGCTAACTTCCTGGTGACCTCACCTGAAGTTGCTAACATCCTTGAGTTCACTGCTGGTTTCCGTGCCAATGTAACTCACGACTCCGACAAGGGCACCGTTGGTGCTGTGAATGTTGGTTCTCTTTCACGTAAGTTCGACGTCCACGTCGATCCTTACTTCCCAAGAAACCTCGTTCTCGTCGGCCGTAAGGGTGGAAGCTTCCTAGAGAGCGGCTACGTTTACGCTCCATATGTGCCACTACAGGTCACTCCTACCATCTTCGGTACGGAAGACTTCGTGCCACGTAAGGGCGTGATGACTCGTTACGCTAAGAAGATGGTCCGTCCTGATATGTACGGCCTAGTCGTATGTCGCGGACTTCTTGGTGAGTCTGGTTCCTAATACCTGACCACTAGGTGATGCTAACAAAACCCCGTCTTGAGTTTTCTCTTGGCGGGGTTTTTATTTTGGAATTTTAAAAAGCTCAACACTATTTATAATGATTGATAAGGCGAGAAGCCTTTCTTAGAAGGAGAAAACAAACATGAGTAAGACAGCAAGATCAGCACGAGTTGGATCTCGACAGAGACCAGAAATCGTAACTGAAAACAAAACACTAACACAGGCAGAGTCAGGAGAGATTTATTTTCTTTCAAATGATGGCCCACGGGATGCCCTGGTCATGACCCTGCCGACTCCAGAGACGGGATCCTATTTTAAGTTCATTTTGACGGATGGTAGAGCTGGTATAGATCTAAGATCCTCAGCAACTTATCCTTTGGTTGGGTTCGCCCAACAGATCGAAGGGTCAGGCTCCTCGGGCGGGGTTATTCACGTCAACGCCTTGCGAACCGGCGCGCACACGAAGTTGCTTATCCCGATTAGCGCATCAGCTGGTAGCTTCGTTGAATGTGTTTCTGATGGACAAACTTGGTTCCTCACTGCACAAGTTTCGGGTGTGCTGCCTGTGTTTAGTGACTAATAATCGCTAGAACATAACTCGTCTTATCAAGCAAAACCCCCTTCCCAACAGGCTAGGGGGTTTTTGTTATATCAAAACTACTTACTTTAAAGGAGCTTAAAATGGGCAAAAAATCTAGAATAAAGAGATATCCACAGAAGTTTGGCAGAAAGCATGCGGACCATCCGTTCGCACGAGCTTTGGCTGCTGCACAAGAATCAAAAACAGAACCAGAACCGGTAGAGGTAAAGGTTGTTGAAGTAGAAACAACTCCGCCACCTGTAGAAGAAGCCGCGCCGGCCCCTGCTGTCAAGGAAGCTGTTGCAGCACCTCCTGTAGAAAAACCAAAGGCCAAGAAGCCTGCCGCCAAGAAGCCTGCGGCTAAGAAAACAGCTAAAGCCGAGCCGGCCAAGGCGAAGACTGGTGCCGCAAGTAAAAGTCGGAAGGACAAAACAAAGTCTCCAAACTAATTAAAGTATAGGAGGCGACATGAATGGCTGCACCAACTTTAACACCAAGGTCAAAGACATCTTCAGTTGTCTTAACATCGACTGGCTCGTTTACAACCGCCGCCACTACGACCAGCTATCCTTACGCTCTGTACGCTGATACAACATCTGATTTATACGATGCTAATTTTATTACTGGCGCTGTTGAGCAGGTGGCCTTTGTGTTTCGCAAGCTTGGCGGCGACGTCTTAGATATCGAGCTGGACCAAAAAAACATATACACTGCGTACGAAGAGGCTGTCCTTGAGTACTCGTATATTGTTAATGTACACCAATCAAAAAATATCCTACACAGTTCACTTGGAGCCGCAACTGGAACTTTTGATTCAGACGGACAAAGAACTGACGCTTTAAGCGGATCGAACGTCGAGCTTAAGTATCCAAGATATAAGTTTGGCTATGGCAAGAGAATAATGGATCAAACAATCTCTGCTGTAGGCCTGGGAGGCACGACTCCGATATATTCTGCGTCCTTTGATACCGTAGAAGATCAGCAGGATTACGACCTGCAGTCGTTAATATATTCTGCCTCCCTAGACGTCGGAAGTACATTTTATAACAAAGTAGACAAAAACAAAATTACAATTACCAGAATTTATTATAGAACGCCACACGCAATGTGGAGGTTCTACGGATACTACGGCGGCATGAACTCGGTTGGCAACTTGTCAACATATGGAATGTACGCAGATGACTCTACTTTTGAAGTAATTCCACCATGGCAAAACAAGCTACAGGCCATGTCCTATGAAGACGCGATATACACCAGAAATTCGCACTATTCTTATGAAATTAAGAACAATAAGCTTAGAGTTTACCCGATCCCAACAAGCGTTAGTCCCGAGAAGATGTATGTTGAATTTACGGCTCACGAAGAACCGTGGGATGTGCAAAATGACAGAAAGTCAGGCACCGATGGCGTCAACAATATGAACACGTTGCCATTGGCTAATTTACCATACGCAAACATTAATTCAATAGGAAAACAATGGATAAGAAGATTTGCGCTAGCGCTAGTAACAGAAACACTTGGACAAATTAGATCAAAATTTGGCCAAATACCAATTCCTGGAAATCAGGTAACTTTAAACGGCGATAAATTAATTTCTCAGGCCCGAGAGGAGCAAAAAACTCTTCGTGAAGAACTTCAAAAAGTTCTAGACGAAATGACATATGAAAAGATAACCGAAATTCAGAAAAATATGGTTAAAAACACACAAGAAGCTGTGAGAGCTTATCCATATTTCATTTACCAAGGATAAGATAGATGACGAAAGAGAAAAACAAGTGGTCTCAACCTAAATCTCCACCGCCGCCTTTATTCTTGGGCAAGAAAGAAAGAGATTTGGTTAAGCAAGTCAACGACGAGTTAATTGAAAGAGTCATTGGACAAGCGATTGCCTATTATCCAATTGATTTAGAACACACAAACTTTCATCCACTCTATAATGAGGCCGTTGTCAAATCTTTTTTGCCACCAGTGCGCGTACATGTTTTAATTGACTTTAAAGGACAAGAGACAAAGACTGATAAGTACGGCGTCGACAAGATGACGAAGATAGACGTACATTTTCACAAAAGGCGCTTAACAGAGGACCAGGATCTATTTGTTAGAGAAGGCGACTTTGTGTCATACGGTGAATCATTCTATGAGATTGTAGCGCTAAAAGAACCAAAAGAGCTTTTTGGGCAAGTCGACCACAAAATAGAAATTGTAGCTAGTTGTATACTGGCAAGAGAGGGTATGTTCGATGGCTCATGATAAAGACGGATCAATTAGCGAAGAGCACACCTCTAGAGACGTTCCTCGTTTCAAGTCAACACTGGAAGATATCGACTTTGCAGTATATAAGTTTGTAAACTCTGAATTGGATTTGCAAACCAAAACAAACAAGGGCTTCAACAAAGTGCCGGTAATTTGGTCCGGTTCAGAACGAGCGCACAACATTAAAGATGATAGCATCAAAAGAGACAATACTGGCATGATTATTCTGCCGGTTATTTCTATTGAAAGAACCAGCGTAAAGAAAGACGAAAAAAGTAGAGTAATACCATTTTCAAAGCTTGACCCTGTTAATGACTTGAAGGGTGGCTTTTTAACCATAAATAAAGTAATAAAACAAGACAAAACAAGAAATTTTGCCAATAACGACGCTCATCGTCGCAGGAATCAAAAAAACTTCCCACTTTACAAAACAGACAAAAATGGCAAGATTGTCTATGAGACTATAAGTATACCAATACCAATTTATGTCTCTGTTGATTACCAAATTGTCTTAAGAACAGAATATCAAGAACAAATGAACGATTTGCTTACGCCCTTTATCAGGGTTTCAAATGGCCACAAGCGTGTGATAATAGAAAACAACTCAAATCAGTATGAGGCCTTCATCGCTGAAGACTATAGAATCACAAACAATATATCCAATTATCAGACTGAAGAAAGAAAGTATGAAACAACGATTGGCTTGAATGTATTCGGCTACTTAATAGGTGATGAAAAGAACGAAGCAAGGCCAAGAGTTGTTCGCAGAGAGAACGCTGTTGAAATACGTTTTGCGAGAGAGAGAATTGTTGTTGACGACGATGACGGAGAATTTAGAATTTAAAGGAGTTTGTCTTTTACAGACACTATTTATTAAAGAAAAAGTTCATCATTTTTGAGCTAGCTTATAATTAAGGAGCGTGAGAGTATGTCAGTCGATAAGTTTAAATTTGTTTCCCCCGGAGTTTTTATAGACGAAATAGATGAGTCCGGGATCCCAAGACTACCAGAAAGAATGGGGCCTGTTATTGTAGGTCGCTTTCAAAAAGGGCCTTCAAACCGCCCAATAAAAGTTGATTCTTACAAAGAGTTTACACAAATCTTTGGAGACCCTTCTCCGGGCCAATCGTCTGGCGACATTTTCCGATCAGGCGACATGACTGCTCCTACATATGCTGCATATGCAGTAAAAGCTTGGCTTAGAAACAACTCTCCATGTACAGTGTACCGTGTCCTAGGACAAAATGCTTCCGATGCAGCAGACACACAAGACGCTCAAGCCGGCTGGAAAACAGCCAAGACACATGACACTGAACTTGCTAGCGCTGGCGGTGCTTACGGACTAGTAGTATTCCCGTCTGCATCTTACGAAACACATGTCACCGGTACTGTTGCTGCTATTTGGTATCTCGAATCTGGCGGCATTATTCTAACTGGCACGAGACGCGCCGGCCATGACCAATCAGGCTCCCAAGCTGACGAGGCAGCGGGCATGCTGTTCAACTCTACAAATCAAGAGTTCACTGCGAAAATCAAAAACGCTACTGGCAAAGTAGTTAAGACAGCGACCTTTAACTTTGATAGAGATTCAGACAAGTTCATTAGAAAGGTGTTCAATACTGACCCGACAAAGACAAACTCTGCGCTGGTTAACACTGACACGACAACACGGCTGACATACTGGCTCGGCGAAACATTCGAATCAAATGTAAGAAACGC